AAGTTATTAATTATACTGATGGTTTACACAACAACAGTATGGATAACATGAAGGAAATTCATCGTCGTATTGACGATGTTAAACGCGATTTAATGCAGTCAATTAATGTAAACCGCGTAACTAATAAACGTAATGTCACAAATGGTGACTTGCAAAACGAATACTAATATGTATTAACCCAGTAGGAACCCTTTAACCCTAACATTATGGCTACAAGTTCAAAATTATACGAAGAGTACGGTTTTAAAGCAGAAAAAAAAGGCATATTTCAAGAATGGAGAGAAAAAACCTCATCCTTAATTGAAAAAAATCCAAAAATGGATGTTAGTGATGCTGCACGTCAATCTTATAAACAAATAATGGGTAGTAAATAATATATTTAGTTCATATTTATCATGGACATGCAACAAGAAGAAATTATTTCATATCTTCAAGTAGCTCATTCTCTTTGGGTTGAAGGTATTATAGAGGTTGAAGAATTAGATTCTTATTTAGATGAGATCCCACATGATTTATCAATTGTAGATTATAAAAGACAAACAGTTAAATTTGTGTATAAAGACGATTGGTATCCAACCTTAATTTTTATACATGAAGATGGTAAAGTAACAATTACTCACGATATTGATTATGATAGATCCTGATAAAATATTTGGGTTATTTGGGAAAGTAAATCATGATTCATCTTATGAGGAACAACAAGAAATCACTTCTCAATTATTTAAATTCCAAAACACCCCAGCTTTCAAAATTGGAATTTTTAGAAAATTAATTTTAAACCATACTAATTTTAATGTAAGTGTATTATCCATGCTTAAACGCGCTAATGATGAATTAGACGTGCGGGATATGAAGGATGCAAGTGAATTTATTATATACAATAGAGCATGGGAATATATTAAAGATTTAAATGTAAAAGATATTGAAGTTTTTGAAGCTATTAAAAAAGGTTCAAATGAAGAATTAATTACAACTTTAGCTTTAGCTATTGATTTTTTTGAAAGTAGAGAAGAATATAAAAAATGTGCCCATCTTAAAAAAATCTCAGATTTATCAAGATATTTTATAAAGTAACTTGCCCCCGTATTTTCCTTCACGTACATTCATGATACGAGGTTTTTGAAAATAGAGGATAGAGGAAATAGGGATAAAAGGGTTAGGAATAAAGGGGACACAATAAATAAATAAATAAATTATATTATGAGATATAGAAATCTAGTTTTAGATAAGACAATAGTTCTTGATGCTAAATTAAAACAATTAGAAACAATCGTTCAACGTCATCAACCCGTTAGCGATTTTATGAAAACTATTAGTGATGCTCGCAATCTTATTGAAGATATTCAAGCTTATGTAGAGCGTGAAGAGCGTTCTCCCGGAGAGATTAATAGTGGCATTAAAAAATAAAATTAAATAAAAGTTATGAAATTGACAGCAGAACAAATCCAAGGAAATTGGGATATCTTTACCTCCAACATCGAATCCCACATCACGGGAGATCGTAAACAAGCTATGCTTGACTTTTATACTCAATACCAAGAGCGTATTATGTTAATGCCTGCCGCACATAAAAAAGAATACCATAACTCCTTTCCTGGGGGGTATGTTGAACATGTAAATCGTGTTGTACGTTGTGCCTTAAAACAATCTGAATTGTGGGCTTCTGAGGGTTGTGATATGACTACGTTTACAACTGAAGAACTTGTATTCTCTGCTATTAACCATGATTTAGGTAAAATGGGAGATGAAGAAAACGAATCATATATCCCCCAGGATGACAAATGGAGACGTGAAAAGTTAGGTGAGGATTATAAATTCAACACTAAAGTTCCGTTTGCATCCGTTCCAGATCGAGGTTTATTCATGCGCCAATCACATGATATCCAGTATACATTTAATGAGATGTTAGCTATTCAAACTCATGATGGTTTATATGATGAGGCAAATAAAAAATACCTATTTGCTTATATGCCAGAACAAAAACCACGTACTTCATTACCATTTATTCTACACCAGGCCGATCTAATGGCAGCTAGAATTGAATTTGAACGTGAATGGTTACCTAAGTTAAAAGGTAACGTGGAGGGGCAAAAAAGTAATTTTACATTGTCGGCATCTAAAAAGGGGAAAAGCTCTCCCACTAAAACAAAGGCTTTAGGCTCAATTAAGAGTGAAGGATTAAAAAGTATGTTAGATAATTTATGATCACCACAATAGTAATTTCAGCGTTATCGGTTTTAGTTGTTGTCTTTGGATATACAACTTATAACCTTATGCGTAAAAATGAAAAACAAGAAGATATTATGGTGTCTTATATGGAATATTTATCTAAGATAGATCAAACCATTGTAGAATCGGATAAACACCTCCAGAAAATTGATGAAAAGGGAACTTTTAAATCAGATGATGAGATAGGTTGGTTCTTTGATCAAATTAAAACCCTTCAATCTATTTTAAATGAGTTTAGAGTAACCAAACTCTAACCTCCCCGTGGCTAAAAAAAGAAGACCTAAAAGTAAAAATTATTTTACTCATGACACAGAACTAGCTATTGTAAAATACAATAATGAGCCTGATTCTGAAGTACGTTCTAAGATATATGAAAATGAGATCCATTATCCATTTTTTAAATTAACGGAAAACATAATTCATACCTTTAAATTTTATTATACTGAAGTAGATGAAATTGAGCATTTACAGCATGAGGTAATTACTTTTCTTTTATCAAAGATTCATTTATTTGACCCAACTCGAGGAGCTAAAGCTTATTCTTATTTTGGTACTATTGTTAAGCGTTATTTAATTTTATCAAACCAAAAAAACTATAAAAAACGAGTAGATAAAGCCCCAACTTCAGTATTAGAAGAAGATGAAACTTTTTCCTATGGGATAAATGACCACAATTACGTAGACCCACTTTCAGATTATATAGATGAATTTGTAGAGCATATTACAGAAAACATATTTGAACTTTTCCCTAAGGGTAATGATGCTGCTGTAGCAGATGCTATTTTAGAAATATTTCGTAAAAGAGAAAATTTAGAAATTTTTAATAAAAAAGCTCTTTACATTTATATTCATGAAATGGTAGATGTTAAGACTCCTAAAATTACTAAAATAGCTAACCGTTTATACGCAATATTTAAAGGAAATTATGTGTTTTATTTAGAACATGGATATACAAACTTTAGTCTTTAATATTTATAAAAGAACTAAACGTATGTATTATGTCCCAGTTAGATAAAGTAGTATTTGGTAAAAAAAAATTTTCTAACCTTTTAGAAGAAATTTACAATAACCAAAAGAAAAAAGAAAACCAAATTTCCGCACTCATTTCAGAATTAAAACCACTTATTTCTGATATAGGAGATGCTACACTTATTGTTCCCTTAATTAAAGAATACATGGATATCGGTGTAAAAAATGATGATTTATTAATTAAAATGGCTACATTAGTCCAACGTGCTTTAAATGCTGAAGCTAATGGTGATGAATCATTTGGAATATCTGAAGATGAAAAAGAACAGCTCCTTGCTGAAATTAATAAAATCCACGATAAGAAAAAGTAATGAAATACGGGCTTAATAATTTTATAACGAGTCAAACCTTAAGTTCTTTATCCCAAGATAAGACCTTAACCCCATCCTTTACCCCCGTTAGGGTAGTAGATATTGTTTTAGATGATTCACACCCAAAGTTTAAAGAAGTAGGAGAATGGAATGGGTTAGGTTCTATTTTTTATCAAGATATTTCTTCACCCACAACTGAACAAGTTATAGAAGTAGCAGCTAAACCTGCAATCCCAAATTTAAAATATTTCCCTTTAAAAAATGAAATAGTATATTTACTATTCCTCCCAACCCCAGATTCTCAAACATCTTCTGGTAATGAACAACTTTATTACCTAAGTGTAATTTCGGTATGGAATAATCAACACCATAATGCTATTCCTAATGGGCTTTTAAAAGATTCTCAATCTCAAGATTACGAACAAACTGAAGCTGGGGGTATTAGGAGGATTACTGATGGGGGAACTGAAATTGATTTAGGAAAAACCTTTGTTGAAAAACCCAATATAAATCCTTTATTACCATATGAAGGAGATTTTATTCAAGAAGGAAGATGGGGTAATTCTATTCGTTTTGGTTCAACTGTAAAAGGTAAAACAAACTGGTCAAAAATAGGGGAAAATGGAGACCCTATTACTATTATAAGAAATGGTGAAGATCCAAATAATGGCAGTGAAGGGTGGATTCCTGTAGTAGAAGATATAAATAATGATTTATCATCTATTTGGTTTA